AAGCAACACGGCAGTTTTGACACAAGCCGGAGTTCTGCAAAACACCACATTAGGTCACTCAAACACAGGTGCGCGGTTTGAAACAAACGACTGGATGTACGATACGGGAGGAAAAGCTCGTTTCTACTTTGAGGGAGGCGGTAGAACTTTCTTTGGCTCAGATAATGGGTACATATTCAGAGACAGCAGTGACGTTGGAAGAGCAACGATCTCTAATCACGGGGGTATTAACCTTGCTTCAGGCGGCGACGGTCAGCTTGGTAGCACTATCGCTCTGGCTATAGGAGGCACGACTGTCCTAGACACTAGTCGCAATCTGAATAACGTCAACCTTACTAAATTTAGGACCGAATCGAGCAGTTTTTACCAGTCCGACATAAATCCTAATACTTTAAATGGACAGTACGACAGTCTCTCTGACGCCGCAGACATGTGGATTAATTATCGTGGATATGCGAACGGATTTACTCGCTTCCGCGATTTCAGAGTTGGTAACGGGAAAGGCTCAGCTTTAATTTTCGTAGACGGCTCTGCGGCTACGATGAATTTAGAAGGGGGCTGCGTCCTTCAGGTTGGCGGTACTACCGTCATAAATTCTTCTCGTGATCTTACGCCAACCCAGATTAACCTGCCGTCAAGGAATGGGTCGTTAGGCATGAGCCTGAATGATGGCTCAATTAACTTCCGCACGGCTTCAGACCACAACCACAAAATGTGGTATTTCGACGGTCTGTGTTTTGCAACAAATGCCAATCATGGTCACTTCCGTTTTTACGCAGAGACAAATACCCAGCGGAACAACGGCACGGGCGGCCAAACCTTAGTCTTTGACATCGACGCGCAGAATCAAACGGTTACTGCGTCAGGCAACATCACTGCCTATTCTGATATCAAGCTCAAGGACGACATACAGCCAATCGCAAATGCGCTCGACAAAGTGTGCGCCATTCGCGGCGTGACCTACACGCGCAAGGATCATCAAGACAAAACCAAGCGTCACATGGGAGTCATCGCGCAAGAGGTTGAAGCCGCTGGCTTGAACGAAGTTGTCGAGTACAACGAAGAGAAAGACGTAAAGACCGTGTCTTACGGAAACATGGTTGGTGTTCTCATCGAAGCGATGAAAGAGCAGCAACAAACAATTGATTCTTTAACCAAGCGAATTGAGGAGCTTGAAAATGGCAATAACTAACACGCGAGTAGTACAGCGAGCAGAAGTCTATCCGGCAATGGAAGGCGAGACTGATCCACGAGTTATGGTGGTATATGAGCATACTTTTGACGATTCGTCAGACGATGCCCTGCCTGTCACTAGCTCGGTCGTAAAAAACCTGTCACGCAATACTGTGACTGTTGCTGAAGATGGTACAGAGTCATCAGCGGCTACTGACGTTACCGGTGAAGATCAACTCGTACAGGATATCTGCGCGGCTATCTGGACTGACTAATGGCTCTCCAAACCTCTGGCGCTATATCGCTGAACGACATTCATGTTGAGGCTGGCGGGTCTACGGGCACGTCGGCTTCGATGAATGATGCAGACATTCGGGGTCTTATTAGTAAGGCTTCGGGTGCCACTATGTCTTTCAGCGAGTGGTATGGCGCTAGTGCTGGTCAGGAAATTGTCGTTACGCAGGGAATTAGCAGTGTCCCGAACGTAGGTGCGTACTATGGGTTTCGGTCATCAAGTCCCGCTATTGGCTCCCGTAGCCCAACCGCTTTCTATAACGCAAGCAACACTCTGCGAACGATCACTGGGCTATACATATTTCGTGCAGGGAGTAATACATACTTTTATGTAGAGATGAGCCACTCGACTGCGAACTCGATAGGGGCGACAGAGTTGTCATCGGTTGAAATGACCTGCAATGGGACTCTAACTACCCTTCTTACTTCCGCAGGGGGCACGACTACAATTGCAGGCGGTTATCAAAGGCGTTGGATTTGGTATGTAGGTAGCGGAATGAGTACCACGCAGAGAACCAATATTAATACTGAGTGGGATGGCTCAGGGAACATAACAGTCAAGTTGATAACGCCATGAGTAGAACACTTCATTACGACACACCTGCGGCTGATGATACTCATCTTGAGGGGACCATTACTTCTCCGACCATAACTCAGGAACTGCCAGTAACTTTTAGGGTTCCAATAGTCAAGGTCAATGGGGTTAACGATATGGAGGCTACTATTGCCAATGTGCATCACATGGAAGACTTGGTGGATCAAGACATTGCCAGAGACCCCTCTCTTGCTCGCGTACCAATGGACCCGCCAGACCTATGATTACCTTCGAGACAATAACCAGCATTGATGAAGGCGAGTTCAATGAGCTGTTCTGGGCGTCTTTGCCGTCTTTAGATTCGGGTAGCTACCCGTGGCACCTGTACGGGACGCTTACCGATCTTGAGAAACGCGACCACATGCGGGGCAACTTCAACCGAGTAATGGCTGACGGTTTCGCGTGGCGAGTTTCTGACGGTGACGGTGTGCTAATGCTTAACGCTGGTGAGCAGGAGGGGGCTACAGCTAAATGGTTGGTAGGGTTGGTGAAGCCTGACGCGAGCGGAAGCAAGTCTTACCTTTATGGTGAAGACTATCGCAACGCCCGCAACGCTTACTGGACCGAGATCGGTATTACTAGCTGGACGCTAGAAACGGCGGGAGCGAACACACCAGTACATGCCCACCTGTTGAATCGACAGACCGCAGATGCTATCGGCACAACTCTGACTGAGAACTCGCGAGAGCTAACACCAGACCTCACGTTGATGGAACTAACTGTTGGATGAAGAGACTATTAATACTGGTACTGATACCTAGCCTTGCTTTTGCTCAGCCAGAAATAGACCCGGCTCCAGAAGTGGACCCACCGCCTGTAAGGGACGACGGTGAATACGAGCCTGATTTCGAGGGCGGGGGTGACGACACTAATATTGAAGGCGACCTCAACACGTCGAACTCAAACAACGGCAACGTGACTAAGACATACAACGGCGCTGGTTCACGGTCCATGCCCGTTACGACAGCAGTCAGCCCCAGTCTTATGAGCAGCGGACAGCAGTCGTGTCTTAAGTCTTTGTCAGGGGGCTTGCAGTTGATGTCGGTGGGTATTTCGTCGGGTAAGTACACACAGGACGAAGAATGTAACCGCAGACTGAACGCGATTACGCTCTCAAACATGGGGATGAAAGTGGCCTCCGTTAGTTTGATGTGCCAGAACGCTCAGGTATGGCGGGCTATGTTTATGAGTGCAACTCCGTGCCCGATTATTAGGGGCGGTAGGTTGCTAGTGGGGAAGACGGCGCTACTGGAAGTAAAGTCTAACCCTGAAATGTGGATTCCAGACTATCACGAAGATAAGGAGTTTTACGACGCATTATTACTTGGGGGTAACAGCAATGATGGTGAGAGTTCTGATGAGCGTAGCATTAGCGATCGCTTCCGCTCCACTCTACGCGACGGAAATTGATGATCTGGTTAACACTTCGCAGAGCATACGTGACACGTTTGCTTACGGTATTAAGACAATTGCTGGCGGTTCTTCCTATGCATGGGACGGCACTATTGCGCCTGCTATGGCTGAAAACGGTCATATAACTACAGAGCAGCAGAACGCATACAACCAAGCTGTTGCTGCAGTAGCTGCGGCTACCTATACCTACGACCCCGGTGCAGACGAGTACTTCCAAGATCAGGCCGATCAGGCTATGGACGTTGTGTCCGAGATGGTCGACGCCTATGTAGAAGCCGCTCAGCAAGTCATCATGGTCGCCACTGTTAATGAAATGGCTCAAGACGCTCAGCAAGCAGCCGATGATAGAGAAGCTATGGAGCTGCAAGAGTTTATGGCAGCGAACAATGTCACGCTTACAGACTCTGACATCACTGAATACAACGATGCGTTGTCAAATACAGAAGCTGCGATACAAACGGCTGCAGCGTATATGGCCGTTGCGGGAGACGAGACGCTTCTAGAGCAAGCTAACGACATGGCCTATGACATGCGCGTTACTTATGAAGAGGCGGCATCCGTTTTCTTTGATCTAGACACGCAGGCTGTATGGGTATCTTTTGATGGCGGTAGCACCATTCAAGGGTTGCAGGTGGGTAACTACTTTGTAGCGGCAGAAGACGTGCTGACCAGAGCTGAGACAGACGATTTTTGGTTAGAAAGCCCCGAAGGCGGTTGTTGGTTCGCCCAGAATTATCAGGAGTGTTTAGAAAATGGCCCTTGAAGACCTAGAAGTCAATGTCGGCGGGACGTCCATCAAGGGCGTTTGGATCGCTATTGTACTGACGTTTGGCTCAACTATTGGTGGCGGAATCTGGGCAGCGTCCCAGTTCTTTGCACAATTGAATGAGCAGTCTGAAGCGGTGATCGCGGCTACAGCGCAAGCAGAAGGTTTGGCTACGCGGTTCGATGACCTTAGAGAATCAAATGCCACACGACTGCAAGCGATGGACGTCAAACTGTCGAACATGGAGCAGGCTATGACAGCGGCAGATGTTGAGAATCTGCAAGGCAAGCTCGCTGAGTTAGGTGCGAACCTTATGCAGATAATGGACGCACAGCAGGAGCTTCTCGACATACGAGACCGGATAGCGTCTGTCGAGAAGACGTCGTCCGAAACAGAGCTGCGGGTGTCGGGTAAGTTGGACGCGCTGAGCACGATAAATGAGCGCCTCAAAAAATATGAGCGAGACATGGATGATCTATGGATGGCCATTGACGCTACGAACCCATTAGGTGGTAACTAATGGTTGCAAAAATTAGCACAGCTAATAAAATATCGAGTAGATGTTCATATCCTATAGGAGTTAGCAAATGACTGATGGATCACAAGTCCAAACTGTAACGATCGACGAAGTGGAGTACCAGATCGCCGATCTTTCTGACGAGGTAAAAGAGTTGCTGTCACTACATGCTCAGGCGAATGACATGATGGTTGGCGCTCGAAGACAGGCCGTGATCCACGAAGTGTCAGTCACGAACCTCGCTTCCCTAATCAGCCAGCGAGTGAAAAGTGAAAACAGTGACGACGCAGCCGAGGTCATCGAGTCAGAGTGACTCAATAGATCGATACTGGGAGGCGATCAACCGAATCGCTTCCCATGAAGCTATGTGTGAAGAGCGGTCTAAGACAATATTTAATCGTCTAGACCGCATTGACGACTCCCTAGAAACAATGAACAAGCGATTGTTCACTCTGGGGGTAATGCTATTAGGCGGTATGGCAGGGCTTATTGTCACCTTGCTCATGAAGTGAGGTAGCTATGGCGTATTTCAAGCGCGACAGGTTTAGTGGTATCGCCCCCGGAGTCTCCCCAAGGCTCCTATCCGAGCAGTTTGCTCAAACAGCAGAAAACGTAGACTTTGAAGCAGGCCGATTGACGCCTGTAACCTCAGACTCCGACACGTTTACGCTAACTAATACATCTCGCCGATCCATTTTTTTCTATCGTGACACCAACTGGTTGCAGTGGAGCGACGATGGAGTGTCCGTGGTTGAGGGTCCAATACCTGCTGACACATTAGACCGTCTTTACTGGACGGGGGAAGACTACCCACGGATGGGCACGGCCTCGACTATTGTTGCTGGCTCTAGCTATCCAGCTTCTAGTTTTAGGCTTGGGGTACCGGCCCCATCAGCTGCTCCAACCATTACTAAGGCAGGTACTGCCGACGATACTCAGACTCCTGACGATGTGGCGTACGTTTATACGTTCGTTACTGCGTTCGGCGAAGAGGGGCCGCCTAGCCCAGCGAGTAATGTGCTGGAGCGTACTGATACAGAAACAGTAACAATCCCTATGCCGTCGACGGAGCATCCGAGCGGCAACTACAATTTCGGTACAGGCGCGAAGAAGCGTATCTATAGATCAAATACGGGTAGTACAAATACGACGTTTCAGTTTGTAGCGGAGGTGTCCTTTGCAACAACTACGTATGACGATAGCTCTGAGTCGTTCGCTCTTGGGGAAGTGTTACCTAGCGGTACGTGGATCGGCCCGCCTGATGACGACACGAGTCTTTACCCTGATGGGCCGCTTGTTGGTCTTATTGCTGTTGCTAACGGCGTTTTCGCTGGTTTTACAGGCAAACGTCTTTGTCTTAGTGAACCTTTCTTACCTCATGCATGGCCTATCGATTATCGGATAACGCTTGAAGAGGACATTGTAGCGATTGGCTCAGTGACCAACGGTATTGTGGCTCTTACAGACGGCGCGCCGTACTTTGTAACGGGCGTTGACCCCAGTGCGATGACAGCGATCAAGCTCGACATAGCGCAGGCTTGCGTCAATGACAGAAGCGTTGTCGACATGGGTGAGTACCTGCTGTACGCCGGTCCTGATGGATTAGTTGCTGTGTCTGGCGGGGAAGGCGAGGTAGTAACCAACGGTCTGATTTCTGCCAAGCAGTGGAACGACGATTTCAACCCCACAACATACAGAGCCTTTAGGTACGAGAATACCTACGTTGCCTTCTGGAATGGTGGAGGGTTTGTGTACGACCCACGTGCAGGGGAGGCGGCACTGTCCAACCTCAGCTATACAGGCGAGGTGCGTGGCGGATACATGCATCCCAAAGACGGTGAGTTATACATAATAGTAGGGAATAAGATTAAAAAGTACCGTGGAGGTACGACCAACAAAACCTTAAAATGGAAGTCTAAACAGTACGTCACGCCTAAACCTGTCAGCATGGGTTGGGTGTCAGTACACGCTCAAGCATATCCGGTGACAGTGCGAGTGTGGGCTGATGGGACACAGATCGCTGTTTACTCGCTTTCATATTCGAACAATGTGTACACGCAGTCGGTGACTGTGCCCTCGGGCGCTTCATCGGGCACGCTGCGTGAACCTATCATGCGTTTGCCTGCTGTCGTAGGCCAAGTTTGGGAGGTAGAGGTAGAAGGCGCTGTAGAAATCGACGAGGTATGTCTCGCCCAGAGCATGGATGAGATAGCTGCCCTATGACTGTACGCACTATCAAGCCGACTAAGGTTCCGGGGATACCGAAACCACCGGCGGACGTGACACCACAGTTAAGGAGATACCTTGAAAGCGTTTCTGAGGCACTTGAGATCAGACTGGGAAGAAGGGGCGATGTTCGTGATCGTGCTATTACCCTCCGTGAGCTTATTGATACAGGGCTTGCCGTTGATCTAGCTAGTCGGCCCTTTGATCCAAATGCGCCTAGCACCGACTTTAGCCCACCGCAGACTAGCAGCTCTGGAGATGTAGAGACGCCCACTGCGCCTACGGGCGTAACAGGAGCGGGCGGGTACGCCGTTGCTCAGATCTATTGGGATCTTCCGACGTACCGTGGGCATTCGTTTACTGAGATCTGGCGCTTCGATGCTGACACAATTGGAGACGCGCAGTTTGTCGGTATTAGCTCTGGCATATCTTTTGTAGACCCAATTGGCGCAGGGCTTACTCGGTACTACTGGCTTAGACACGTAAACACGAACGAAGAGCCGGGGCCGTACCACGCTTCAGCTGGCTTACAGATAGCTACTGCTACGGACGTGGAACGCATACTTGAGATTATAGAAGGCGCTATAACAGAGTCTGAGCTTGCGAACGCTCTGACAACCCGCATCGATTTAATTGACTCGCCAGCAACAGTAGCTGGATCAGTAGCGGCTCAGGTTGCAGCAGAGGCTAATGCTCGCGCTACTGCTATATCGGACGAAGCGTCAGCCCGTGCTACGGCGATTACTAACGCGATAGACGATGAGGTCACGGCCCGTAACTCTGCTATAGCATCTTCAATAGCAACCGAAGCGACTAATCGGGGTACCGCGATTACAACGGCTGTAAATGCGGAAGCAGCGGCCCGTGCGACTGCTATATCGGATGAAGCGTCAGCCCGTGCTACGGCAATTACGAACTCCGCCAACACCCTGCAGAGTCAGATCAACGACATTGTTGGCGTCTCAGCCTACTCTGGCTCTACCTCGTACTCGACTGGAGACTTGGTTACTTATAGCGATAGCTTGTACCGCGCCAAGCAGAGCACATCGGGCAACCTACCTACAAATACTACGTACTGGGAGCTGATCGGGGACTACGATAGTCTCGCTGATGTGGTGTCAGCGAACTCTGCGTCAATTACGCAACTGAACACAGTAAGCGCAACGTCTTCCTCTGCAGCAGCTCAGGCTATTGCCGGTCTACAGTCGACTGTAAATGATGCAACCACAGGTCTCGCTGCTACTCGCTCTACTTTATTAACTAGCTACTCAACGACGGCGGACATGAACTCCGCTATTAGCACTGCAACAACGGGGCTGGCCTCGACTGCATCTCTGAGTGACTACGTAACAAACAGCACGCTTACTACAAACTATTCAACCACTGCCGCTATGAACTCGGCGATTAGCACAGCTACTCAGTCACTTGTGTCAACGACTGACTTGGCTGACGAGTTGGGTGACTACGCGACAACGGCAACGCTGACGAATGACTACCTAACCGCGACAGATACAAATAGCGCGATCAGTACAGCGACAACCGGGCTGGCGTCTACTACCGACCTTAACAACTACGTAACGTCATCTCACCTGACTAGTAACTACCTGACTGAGACGGCGACTAACAGCGCGATTACGCAGGCAACCACGAATCTTGTCGCGTCATCCACGCTTGATGACTACGTGTTGGACTCAGACCTGACTACGACTCTGGGCAGCTACGCGACAACAGCCACGCTCACCACGAACCACTATACAAAGACGCAAGCAGACAGCGCGATTTCGTCTGCTACACAGAGTCTTGTGTCAAATACAGATTTGGCTACTGAGCTGGGCGACTACGCAACGACTGCGACGTTGACAAATGACTATCTGACTGCGACAGAAACAAACAGTGCGATCAGCACGGCTACTCAAAACCTTGTGTCTAACACGACGTTAAATGGTTACGTAACGAACGCAACGCTTACGAACAACTATTACACGCAGACTGAAGCCGACAGTGCGATTAGTACGGCGACGCAAAGCCTTGTGTCTACAACTGATCTGGCAACGGCGTTGAACCCTTACGTCACGACCTCAACGCTAACCAACAACTACTACACAAGCACAGAGGCTGACTCTGCTATATCGCAAGCGACACAGAACCTTGTGTCTACTACGGCGCTATCTGGCTATGTTACGAACAGCACACTAACGAGTAACTACTACACGATCACACAGGCCGATAGCGCGATCAGTAACGCTACACAGAGTCTCGTGTCCACTACAGACCTCTCGACTGCGCTGAACCCCTATGTTCAGACGTCTACGCTGACTAACAGTTACTATACGATTACTGAGGCTGATGCTGCGATTAGTTCGGCCACGCAAAGTTTGGTGTCCAATTCGTCTCTTGCAGATGAGCTGGTCGACTACGTGACGGACAGCGATCTGGACACGACGCTGGATGACTACGCGACGACTGCGACGCTTACGAACAACTACTACACTCGTACTGCAGCAGACAGCGCGATTAGTACAGCAACCCAAGACCTAGTATCGAACACTAACCTAACAAACGCGTTAGGCAGCTACGTTACGAACTCAACGCTGACGACTAATTATTACACCAGCAGCGAGGCAGACACTGCGATTACCAACGCAACGCAGAGTTTGGTGTCGACTACAGACCTGAACACTACGCTGGGTAACTACCCGACGACGTCGTACTTAACGTCTAACTACCTAACCGAGACAGCAACCAACAGTGCCATTAGTACAGCTACTCAGAACCTTGTGTCTAATACAGGGTTGGCGACGGAGCTTTCAGACTACGCGACTAACGCGACTCTAACTAACAACTACTTGACGTCTACGCAGACTAACACCGCGATCTCGCAGGCGACGCAGAGTCTTGTTTCAACGACCGACTTATCTGACGAGCTTTCAGACTACGCGACTAATGCGACGCTGACTAACAACTATCTAACTGAGACAGAGACTAACAGCGCAATTAGCACAGCGACTCAAAGTCTGGTGTCGAATACTGACTTATCTACTGAGCTTGGCGGCTACGTAACCAATAGCACGCTAACCAACAACTACCTCACTGAGACAGAGACAAATAGCGCCATCAGTGTGGCGACACAGAACCTTGTTTCTACCAGTGGTCTGAACACAGCGTTGGGCGACTACACAACTACATCTAACCTGACGACTAACTACTACACGAAGACTGAGGCAGACACAGCGATAAGCAACGCTACGCAAACGCTGGTGTCTACAACGGCTCTTAATAATGCGCTAGATGACTACGTTACCGATACAGATCAGACAAATGCGCTCAGCGATTACGTCACTACCGCAACGCTGACTACTAACTATTTGACGGAGACTGGCGTGAACTCCGCAATTAGTTCGGCGACGACGGACTTAGTGTCCACGTCTCAGCTTGGTGACTATGCGACTACTGCCGCTGTGCAGCAGAACTTTTACACCAAAGCAGATGGCGAGGATCTGGAAGCGCAGTACACTGTAAAGGTCGACCTAAACGGGGCTGTAGCCGGGTTTGGTTTGGCGTCTACAACCACGGCGTCCGGCAATATCGTTAGTGAGTTTATTGTAAACGCTGACCGGTTTGCATTGTTGGGCACTGCTAGTGATACGGGTACACCTAGCGTCCCGTTTAGCGTTATTACCAGTCAGCAGACAATCAACGGCGAAACAGTGCAGCCCGGTGTGTATATCGCTGACGGTTTTATTAAGAACGGTACGATAACTAATGCTAAGATTGGCGACGCTGCAATCGACAACGCGAAGATTGCCAGCCTATCTGCTGACAAAATTACTGCGGGCACGATAGACACTAACCGTCTTAATATTGATAGCACTACGCTTACGTCTAATCCGAACACTGGCGCGCTTCAGGTAAACGCTATAGAAGCCAACCAGATAACGTCTGGCAGCATTAGTGCCACAGTTATGTCTGGCACTACAGTGTACGCCACTAACTTGACTGGTGACGTTAATGTTATTCAGTCGTTCCGTGACACTACCACTCAGCAGTTTGCTGGTGGCGCGTATACAGGCACAAATGGCGGGACGCTTACGTTTTTAGAGACGCAACTAGAAGCAACTTCGCACACTACGGTAGGGCATATCCCTTACGCGCAAGCGAGCGGTTGGTTTAATTCAACCAACAGCAAAACATATAGCATCAAGATGTGGATGAAGGACAACTCTACTGCAGCAACAACTGTTGGTTCTCCCACGTCAGTAGGAACGTCGGGCGGCGGTAAAGGATCACCTCTTTTGTACTACATGGTATTTAGCGGAGACAAGCGCGGTCTTGCTACGCAAGGTAACGTGCTTAGTAACGGCTCTACGACGGCTACTATTAGCAATGCGATATATAACAGCTCATCTAGCTCTACGACGGTTTATCACTCAGCCGCTTCGTTTAGCACGAGTAACACGATTACTGTTTCTTCATCCGGTAACTATCAGCTAGTAGGCGAAACGCGTTTTAAGGCTAGTACTAGTCTGTATATGCCGTTTGCCATATCCGGTACGTTGGGTAGGCCTACTACTGGGACGGTTGATATGAAGCTGGAAATGACTAGAACTGGCAGTTCGGGCGTAGGCGACAGTGATACCGGTAGCACAACTGACCAGATTGGCGAAGTAAACGGTCTAATGATTGGCATGAGATAAGGAGAAAAGTGATGCATAACGGACAACCCTGTATTAACCAAAAGCCAAAGGGTAGTAAAAAGAAGAAAAAGAAGTACAATTAGTAACACTAATAAAAGAAGTATATAATTAGTGATACTAATAACATATGTCAGGACGACAATATGGATGCTGTAAACAACCCTCCGCACTATAAGACCGGCGACATTGAATGCATAGATGCAGTCAAAGCGTCGATGTCTGCTGAACAATTCATCGGTTATCTTAAAGGCAACGTAGAAAAGTACGTCTGGCGTATGTCATACAAGGGGAAGCCAGTCGAAGACTTACGGAAAGCTCGCTGGTACTTGGATCGTTTGATAGAGGAAATAGCCTGTGACTGAGTGGATGCTAGAAAAGTACGGGCCTTTTATGGATGTTGGCGAGTTAGCAGGGGTGCTAAAGATCCAAAAAACAACACTTTACAACCAACTGTACGCCGACAAAGTGGACCTTCCGTACGTTAAGAGGGGCAAGAAGTATTTGTTTCCTACAACTGCAGTGGTTGATCAGATGCAGGCTGCTTTGCGAACGCAGTCGACAAGGATTTAGGGCTTAGCTGCGTATAGCGCTTTAGACTGGTCCACGTTTTGTGCCCACTAATAGCCGCGACCTCTGGGATAGTCATTCCTTTTTCGAACATCCGGCTGATAGCTTCGTGTCTTAGGTCATGAAACCGCAGATCAATGATCTCAGCCTTTTTCCTCAGCTTGGCGAATTTATCGCTAATACTTGCGGCGCGGAGCACGTCTTTAAACACCCTACCACCCTGCTCAGTTCTACAGATTTCACGTAGGAGCGCCTCCCTCGTGGCCGGTAAAAGCGGTATTAACTGGTCATTACCTATCTTTTGTTTAGGGTTTTTGCGGTCTCGAATAAGCAACGTACCACGGTCGAAGTCTACGTCTGACCACTTAAGTGCATGGATTTCTGACTCACGTAGCCCTGTTTCAACAGCTATTTCGATCATTGGTCTAATCCAGCTGCCCCGTGCTAGGTCAAGCAGGGTTTGTAGTTCGTGGTCCGTGGGTCTTCTGTTACGTTTTCTACTGCCTTGCACTACATCTATCTGAGATAAGACGCCGATTGCTGCGCGCACAGGGTTGTCGTTTAGCGGTGCGTTCCACAAGGTTCGTGCTACGTCTATAGCTTGTGCGAAGTAGGTTAGCTCTTGGTTGAGGGTAGAGGGGGCGATCTCGCTGGCACGCTGTTTTGCATAGGATAAAACAAAGTCAGGAGTCAGGTCAGAAAGACGCACATGTCCGACTCTTCGCGCTGTGCTTCTTACAGTTGCGAGTTTGCTTTTGCCAAACGGTTTTACTCCATGAATTTCGGCGATGTACCGGCGAAATAATGAATCAAGATTCGTGATACGTGCTTCACGGTCCGAGACCCACGATCCATTGGCCATAGCTGCTTCTGTTTGAAGCGCCCACTGTTTGGCTGCAGTACGTGTGTCGAAGGTGCGGTTTTCAGGTTTGAAGTTTGCTTTGCGAACGCGGACGAGATACTTCCCGTCTCTATTTATTATAGTGGCCAACTGTCACTCCTGTGTCACAGAAGAAACAGCATACCCCCGGAAACCCTTATGCTGCAAGGGTTTGCTAGAACTGGCGGAGAGAGAGGGATTTTCTCCGTCCGCAGGCACGATGTTAATAAAATCAACACGTTAGTTCACTTTAGTAGGGTGTTAACTACACGTTATTTCACTTTGTTTAGCTTTGAACTGTCACAAAGTGTCACTTTTTAGTGGGGGTGAGCGTGATTGATCCGTCGTCATGGACAGTTGCTTTCCAATTACGCGACAGGTCTATTGTGACTTTAGATGTGCGGCTTGTCGGAAAGGCTAAATACTGAGGGTAGTCATGAAAGTCAGCAGTTGGGTCTATTTCGCGGGGGTCTACCCCTAAAAAATTTGCCAGCTTTACGACAGCTGGAGCGTTAAGCTCTGTAATGTTGTTTAAGTATTGAGCAAGCGCACCTTGCGTCCAACCCAATTTTTTAGCTGCTTCTGTCTGCGTAATGCCTATTTCGGACTTTTTTATGTCCCAGATAGCTCGTAGATTATTAGCAGCCACGGAAGAATACTTCTTCGTAGTCATAGCCTTGGTCCAAACAGAACGCTGATATCCACTGCGCAACAGCTTTAGTAGACATAGCGTGCTGTCTAAATAGTTCTGTCGGGATTGGGTAGTCCCAGTCCTTATCAATTATTATTGTTCCTAATACTGATCCTATAACTAGAGCTACGTGCTTGTCCATACCAGACATCCTGTCTAACCAAAGCTTTTGTTGTTCAGACAGGCTTGTTTTGACAAGCGTCGTGTCTCGCTTAGGTAGCTTTACGTATTTGTATTCAATGAACAAACAACGGGCAGGGCCAGCGTAAAACGCATCTGGCACACCGCCCGCATATTTGTCGTTTATCTTCCAGACAAAAATGTCAGGAGATAACTGACGATGCACGGACCTTACGAATCCGTGCTCGTTCATTCATTACCCAGAGAACTGGTCAAATAGTCCTTCGGCAACTGAGTAGTCCTCGTCAGTTACCCAGCCAACCCACTCGACGTCGAGGTTCATGAACTGCTGACCAGTGCGCGACTCAACGGGTTGTGACTTGAGACGCCACAGGCTGCTGAATCGATCGCCGCCTTTGCTGGCAATCTGCGTGTTCCAGCTGCGTGAGACACGTAGCTTTGAACTGGTAAAGTCCATGATGATTGGATGGGACAGGTCACCGGTTTCAGGATTCTTGAGTAACAAGATGTGCGAGTGAGTGTCTTTGATCTCGTACTCACTTGGCTTTTCCTGAGCGGCTACTGCTGCTTCAGCATCTGCTTGGTTAGTGAAGTTGCCGAGCAAGCCACCGCCTGCTTCCATGCTACGCCATACAACGTACTCTACTTTGAACTTGAGAGACACTGCATACAGCTCTTCACCGTAGACTTCGCTACTAATGCTGTTGATGAAGTGGCCAACGTCTGCGCCAGCGATGTGCTTTGGCGAGTACTTGTCGACCTCGGGAGACATTTTTTGCAGCAACTTGATGCGTGGTATTGCGATTGCGCTACCGACATCCTCGTTACCACGACCAGCACCTTGTGCTGCGCGCACGTGTGCGGGAACGTCGTTAGATACGAGTGAGACTGCTGCTGATTCTTTTACTGCTACTGCTGATTTAGGCATAACTTGATCCTTAGAGTTTGCGCATATTTAGTTTGCGAACGGTTCGTGGCTGCAGGCCGGGGACATTCTCGCCGAGTTTGAGAATCTCCTTGTATGCAGTACTACTAGGTCTGCGTTGGAGAAGACTGAAGTCTTTGGTGTCAATGATGTGGGCGTAAAGTTCATCCCAGTCAGTGACATCGGGGACTGTGTCCTCGTTGATGGATACGGAGGCTTTGTCGTTAGCTGTACGTGACAATCCTTGTGCATCCAACTCTTTGAGCAAGATAGTTTCGTTACCACGAATCTGTTCTTGCAGGTCTTTGATTTGCGCATTTAGTTCATCGATTTGATTTTTGATGTTTACGCGTTGTTCTATTAGTTCATTAATATTCATGCTGATTCTCTTAACGATGTGGTTTGGTTGAGTATGCCGAGCAGTTCATCCATTCGGCCTAGTTTGGTTTCGAGCTTGTCGTAGACTTCAGGCTCCCATGTATTCTGAGCAGCAATCCGTATGACTTCTGTGCGTTGGGTTTGACCAGCGCGATAGATACGTCGGTTGAATTGTTGGTAGTGCTCAGCGTTGTAGGTGGGAGACGCCCAGATCACCGTGGTTGCTTTGGTCATGGTGAGACCATGTCCTGCAGACTGCGGGTGGGCGAATACAACCTGAAGCTGCCCCGCCTGCATGCGGTCAACGATGTCTTTGCGTTTGTGTGCGGCTGTGGAGCCATCGATCACGCCGTACTTAATCGACAGCTTTTCAGCGAGTTCGACCAAGTGGTCGCGCTCGTGTTGCCAGTTGAATGCAACCAGTGAGTGTTTACGCTCCTGCACTAGCTGCATTACTAGGTCGTAACGCTCAGCGTGTATGCCCTGAGCTTTACCGTTTTCGTCATAGACTGCACCGGTACACAGCTGTAGTAGCTTTTTAACTTTGGCACCGGCATGGACTGCGTTGATCGTGCCTTGTGGTGTGTAAAGCACACTGTCTTCAGCAAGGATCTTGTATGCATCCATCGTTTGTTTGTTGAGGTCAACGTAACGTGTCGACACAACCTGCTCTGGCATGTCGATGCACTCCTCAAGAGAGAAGCGGATGTTGATATCAAAGAGGGCAGACGCAACGATTTCTTGTGCGTCAGGTCTGTCTATCCACACGTTTGCAAAGCCGTTGAATTGAGGCTGGCACACCGCGCTACGGAAACTGTAAAACCGTTTGCCGAGACGTTCGCCGTCGTCTACCAAAAGCGTTGGATGCCACACGTCTAGGATGGTATTGCTGTTTGGCGTACCTGACATTGCAATGCGGTAGTCAAACTCTTTCATGATCTTTGCAGCATTCTTGGAGCGCTGGCTGTTTGCGTTTTTGAACGCAGTGAACTCGTCAATGCAGATAGTGGTAAACGGTTCTAGGTAGCCGGGATTTTGCGCGAGCCATTTGACCGCGTCGTGATTGGTGATAACGACGTCGGTTTCTTCGTCAAACGCTTTTATACGGTTTTTGGCGTATGCAACTGAGTACGACAGTTGCGGTGCGAACTTGCGTATGTCATCGCCCCACGAGGCTTCGAGGATAGAAAGCGGCGCGAGTACAAGCATACGACCGTCGCCGAAGCCACGCTTAACAAACGCATCGATTACGCTGCGCGTTTTGCCTGTACCGGGGTCGGAGGTAATGAGTACACCGGGCTTACTAAGGATGAAGTCGGTGGTTGTAGTTTGATGTTTGAACGGTTTCATAATCCTAATGGCACCTTTCTGTTTAAGAATATTAGCACAGCTAATATTAATGTTGCAAAAAATTAATGGCTTTGTTGCTAGTCCAACACATGGCGCAATCGCCGCAGCTAAGTTTGATGCCTCTTTGCTCAGGGCAGATGAGGCCAGTATGTCTGTCATTTGCTGAAGCAATGACGTTTGCTTGTAGGTTCATTGGTGCTGTGAACTTTGAATCAGAGAATCTGATGTAGCAGTTGTCCATTGTGTTCATGCGGATAATTGCCTGACCAATCTCGGACTGTGGATCGTGGTGCGTGTACCCCCACACGTGGAGCATGTCCCACCCAACTACGTAGTCGTTCCAAAAGTTAACGTAGTCGACGCTGAAGAAGTCGCCTAGCACGTGCAGCCTGATAGCTAGTGGCTGCCCTTTCCATATGTGCTTGTTGATTAGGTCGCTTATGTTTTCTTCTAGGTAGGTAAGAAACATGGGGTGTGTATGATCGTAACGTGCAGCAAACGGCATGTTGTTACCGTAACACGTGTCCCATTGGTCACAGTCAGGAGGGCAGGTGGTTCGTTCTTCAAGGGTCAAGCTGTAGATAGCAGAGTTTTCCCAAGCACCCGTCGTAATTTTACTACCCAGTTTTTTGTTGTTTCCGCCGGGCTTTAGCATTGTCACGGACGGAGTCTTTACGCTTTTTAGATACCGTGTTCGTGTGCGGCGCTCTTTCGCGGGCGACAATGTCTTCATAGATTTCCCTCCTGATGTGAGTCTTGTCGGCTTTGGGTACTTTGGTAACAAGACGGATGTCCGCAACCTTGAGTTTGTATGTCATCCAATACAGGGCTTCTGGTGGGTCGGTCACAATCACAAACTCGATTAGAGTGCCGTCTTCCCGTTTGTGCCACATCTGCACTGTCTGTCTCCTTAAGTCGCTTTAGCCAAAGAATGAGTTCGACTACGGTGAGCAGTCGAAAGAAAAAACTCATGGAACCTCCCCCTGTGATTTGATTTGTTCGTTGAGCCGTTTGATCTGTACAGGCAGGTCTTCAAGCTGAAACTCGTCGAATGGTTTGCCGTTAGCGTCAGCTTCCATTGCTAACACGTCGAAGACGACATCTTCAGTAATGCCGCCAAGTAGAAGGCTCGTGGCCCGTTGTTCTTGTTCGTGGTTCATGGTTTGTCTCCAGATATAAAAAAGCCCCGGTAGACCACTCACCTACCGGGGCAAACACTAAGTTGTGGAGCAACCTAGAGGGATTAACTAACGCCCCACTGACACTCAGCGGGTTCTTCGCCATTGGCGTTTTTGAATGAACACCAGCGACACGCCTGCTTACTGGGTGTAGGCGCGAAGTCTTCACACGTTGTCATGGCGATGGCACGTTTGTGGAAGCCGGGAGCAAACTGCATAGCGTCAGCTCGTGTGTATGTTTTGGTGGTCATTTCGCCTTTATCTAAGTACCACAGCTCGGTTTGTACAAAGTCGAGGTGTGGGTAGCGAAAGAACGTACCAATTGCATACAGCAAGCACTGCTGCGAGTGCGTGATCTCGTTACCAAATTTTTTGCCTGTCTTGTAGTCGATGACTCGGGCACTGCTTTCGTCTTCGTGTACAAGGGCGTCGAGTTTGATACGCGCCCACGTTTTGGGTTCCATCCAACCGACAGGTGCCCACTCTGTGTTGAAACCCCATTCGCCTTCGAGTTCGACTTTGGCGTCTGCATACAGGCTACGTAGTTCTTCGAAGTCGTCTCGGAACTTAGCTAAGCTTTGTGGGAAGTCACCGAGCGTGCCGTTAACGTAGTCTTCAGCCTCTTGGTGTATTTGTGTGCCGCGATCAGCTGCTGGGCTGGATGGTTCTTGCACTTTTCGCACACGTGATATGTAGGTGCGGTAGGGGCATTCTTCAAAAACTTTTAGAGCGGAGTAGGACCATGCTTTAACTGGTCCGAGTGCTTCAGGTATTTCAAAGGCCTTGTCTATATCAGGCCGCTGGCTCTGGGTAAGATTCATAGTACGAATATTCCTGCTTCGTTGTTATTAGTATAGCTAATACATTTAAGCCCGCAAGAGCTTTCTATCTTCGTCTTCGAAGTGGGCGTCTATAGTTTCTTGTAACTCTTTGTCACCGATATTCCATTTTGTTTCTATGCCGCGTATAACGCTTGTGGTTCTACTTGCTGAGTATGGGCGTTTACGCGTAGGTTCTAATCCGTGGCGTTGTAGTCGTTTAATGAATTCACGTTGACTGAGACGTGGGTTTTGCTCAGTTTGTATGTGGAACACGGTTCGTAGGTGTTCAGTGGGCAGTATGACGTACGGGTCGTTTGCTTCTGCAATCCAGCTTTTTACAAGACGCTGAGCAGTCATTATTTCGTTAGCAAAAGCTACGGTACCTGTGTTGATGTCGAGTATGTCTGCAAAGTGAGCGAGTTTTCCGTCGCTGATTGCTTTACAGAATTCTTCGAATACGGTCATACCAACAGTACGCATCTGTTCTTTAGCGCGGTTATCGATAGGTACATGGATGAATCGTTCTTCGTACTTGAAGGTGTTTAGTACACCAGCGAAGATCCGTAGTTCGTGGTCCATGTTGTACAACTTGTCTGGTAGGTTAGGGTGCGCGTCAAGAAGCTTAGTGTCTTGCCGGGGAGCGATGTTGTAACGTCGATCGCCTGTGTCGATTTTGACTGCATCAATTCGGTTAGTGAAAAACAAAAAGTTGCAGTAGCTTTCTACTTGAACGCTGTTGCTGCGCATTGCCCGAATTGACACATTCTTTTCTGCAATCCAGTTTTTAAGTTTGTCAGCAATTTTGCTAGTACCAGTCTTAGCTGAACCCATGTGAAATTCGTCAACAACTAAGAAGAGTGCGTTGCGCATAAACAGGTTGAACTGCTCTTCGATAGATTCGAGTGCTCGCATAGGGGCTTGTGACTCGGTGAATAGCGGTTTGATAACTGTGTTGTAGAACAAACCTTTACCTGTGCCCTGTGTACCGCTAAGCACCCAGCTAGTTTTGGTCTTTTGCCGAGTTTGATAGATGTAAGCCATCCAGTTAATGAAGCGTTCAAATTCCTCCTGCCCGTTACCAAGTATGTGGTCGAGTAAAAGAAAGATGTTGG